GTGCCAGTGTGGTTGGATCGAATGTGCGCTGAACAGGTTTTGTCCCCGGGATAACGAAATCGTCGGCTATAAACTTGTTTTTGAGTGATTCAATACCCACCCGTGAGCCAACCATAATCAGCTTAACTGGCTGCGGATCATCAGGATTCTTAAAGTTTAAAGTCTCCGGTATGCGCAGGATACGCGCTACGTCAGCAGTAACAGCAGGGTCAGCATGTAGCCCATGAGATACACATAGTGCCTTTAATCCTTCAGCTAAACCACGCCACTCGTCCTTCTCAACAGGCTGCTCAACTACCCAGTATGAGTGCACACCACGACCGGAATTAACCACAGCCGTAGGTTTAGGCAAGCCTGTCTTCTTAATGAATTCTTTTAACGCAGTAACACCTTCAGCCTGATCAGCATAGGGCTTACCGATGCCACAATCCAAATCAAGGAAGAATGAATTTAAATGTGTCGCATTAGCATTTGTACGTCCCGAGTCATCTCCAAAAGAAGCTAGAGCAAAGTACGCATCGAATCCTTTATGGACAAACGCATCTGCATAACTATCAATATCTTCGACTGAGGTAACAAATATTTGTTTTGGTTTTTGATCTTTCTTCAAGCCAACCACACAGTATGTACCTGTAGGGGGAAGAATTAAAGAAAGAAAGTCTGTCCTCGTTAGCATAACCGCCTTCGTTTTTATATCCGTCTTTTAAGAAAGGTAGGCAGGGATAGTGACGGCAACTACCCTCTTCGGGTGCGCTCCCTAGCCTCCTTAACCGTTACGCTAGAACTTGCCCAGTAACTTTTGTATCGCCTCTAGTACAGCTTCACAATGCGATGGCGGCACATTGGTTGTACCTTTGAACCAGTTGTAGATCGTAGCTCGGGTTACCCCAAAGTGTTCAGCTACTTCCATTGCCGGTATATCGTTCTCAATACAAAGGTTACCGAGCTGGACACCGAGTTTATCAGTGTCCGCCGAATTCACAGTTCTAGCAAAATGGGAAGAGTACCCCTTACTCATCATCCCACTCGTCGAGGATTTTACTTACATCCTTCTTAGGAGCGGGCGCATCTTCTTTTTTGCTAACTCTTTTAACCGGTTCGTCTGAATCCGCTTCCGCAGCTTTGCTCTTCGCCGCAGTACTGTTAGCCTTCGCTGATGCGGGAGCTTCCTCAAACTCATCAGATTCAGTGTCTCTACCTTCAGCACCTTTAACTCCATCAGCTTGCGCAACAGTCATAGTGATTGCTTTGATAGCCGCAGGTGATTTACCTTGCTCAAGAGCTGAATTAAACTCATCGGTCTCTAAGTAACGCGCAGGCTTAAAAGTTAACTTAGGAGTTGAGCTGCTTGTATCAAAACGCATTTCAGTCACAACGGACGTAATAGGAACGCCTTTGCTTGCAACCATCTTAGCGTAAGTTTGAAGAGGCCATTTGCCATTCTCGCCTGCACCAAAGATTGAAGTAGATGGCAATGTCAATTGATAAACATCACCGGCAACATCGTTCTCTAATACTACAGCCAAACGTTGTTGGAAGCGGCATGCACGTGTATCGCCTTGACCTGAGCCTTTGACGTTTTGTGGGCAGTCTCCACACTTCTTAGACTGTGGGCTATTAGCTTTCGCATCAGGTTGTTCCCCATCAGCAGACCAACAATCAGGAGAAGATACAACACCCTTCTTGTAAGTACCTGCATAAAACATACGGGATACTTTAGGTGCAGCGGCAACGATAACTACATTCATTGAACGGTCTTCATTCTGGGCAACTTCTTTACCATTGACCATCATGCGCCAAACGCCACCTTCGATAGAGATACGTTTAGAATCGCCACCGCCGCCACCCATCAGGGCTTTGGTTGTGTCATCGAGTTCCAGTGCTTTAAGGTGCGCAGGTAAACCTTTACTAAAGAGAGCAAGTTCGCTCATATATTTCTCCTTATTTACGACGGACAACAACCGAATAACGGCTGTCAACATTTAACCCCGGGGGATGCAAGTCAGGGTTTTCTTCAAGGAACGTAGACATATTGGTCTGCGCAACACGCTTCTCAAATAACTCTAACGCTCCATGTTCTTTTACAAACTCATAGAATGAATGCCAATCACTAGTCCAGTACCGCTTCTTCACAGTACGGCTAATTGTTCCAAACGGGGTGCGTATACTATCAGCTCCTACAGACTTGCATGCTTCTAGTAATTCGGTCTCGATTGTTTCTAAGAGTTCTTCTAACTCACGATCTTTAGTTTCAAAATCAGCAGTGAGTTGTCTGCGTGTATCACGTATTTTTATATACGTCTTTACCAACTTATCTGTTGGTATTTCTTTGTTCTTTACGTATTTCATATCTTTCTCCAAGGGTAGTACAGAACTAATTCTAGTTTCTATATTTTACACTGTCAATCACTTTCTAACAAATTTTTATATAGTTCTAGAACACGGGAATGAATATCCACTTTAGCTTCTAACATTGCATACATACGTTTCTCTACAGGAGAGCCTTGCAAGTGGATGATTGTTACTGGGTTACGTTGTCCTGCTCTATGCGGTCTTGCATTACATTGTAGATACGTTTCTACAGACATAACGGGCGACCAATACACAACTACATTTGCTGCCGTCAGTGTTACTCCATGCGATGCTGCTTGTGGTTGGATTATTAATACTCTAGGGTTATCTTCCGTCTGAAACTTATCAAATATCTCCGTGCGTTTACCTGCTGATACTTCGCCACTAATGACTGCTGTTGCATAACCACACTTCTTTAACTCTTCGCTAATTATCTGAATGCTATGGCGATATGGTACGAACACAATAACTTTATGGCTTGCCTCATCTATAACTTCTTTCAGTGCTTCCATGCGGTTAGATGCATCAAAGGCAACTGTCTCTCCACTATCCGTGTATACCGCGCCACATGAAAGCTGGAGTAATTTATTCAAGTTTGCTGCTGCGTTAACTGTCGTGATCTCTTCGCCTGCTGCTACTGCCACCATGTGTTTACGTAGATGCTCATAATATTTCTGTTGCTGTGGAGTGAGCGGTATCTGACGTGTGACATAAGTAATCTCTGGTAGGTCTAAGCATTCCTCTTTAGTGAATCTAATCGCAGGTTGTAATACGTTATGCACTATGGTCTCAGACTGCGGCTTGGGTACATATTTAAACGTAGTTACTTTCTGCATCACCATATCTCTGAACGACCCAAAGAATTTAGGTACACCTGCAGGGTTAACAATACGTGCTAGACCATACGCATCTGTCGGTGATTGAGAAGCCGGAGTACCCGTCAACATCCATACCCATGTGCTAGGTTTAATAATACTGTTTAGTACTTTCCAACGCTTCGTAGAAACAGTTTTATATGCGTTAGCTTCATCAATAACTATCAGGTCAAAGTCTTCTTCGTTAATAGTTTCCTTAACAATATCTAACCCGTCGTAGTTAATTATTACGAACTCAGCGTCACTCTGGATAGCTTTGATACGCTTCTCTCTTGAAGAACTATGTGCAATAGCTACGGTACGATGTACTGCGAATCTAAACAAATCATTCTGCCATGCTGACTGCATAATAGATAAAGGACACAAGACTAGTACCCGTCTGATCTGCCCCAAGCTCATCAAGTAATCAGCCGCCCAGATAACACTACCCGTCTTGCCTGTACCTTGTTCGTTAAAACAAAATGCTCTGCGGTGTAGCGTCAAGAATGATGCAGTTGTTTTTTGATGGTCAAACGGTCTATATAGCCCCGGCCATTTGTACTGTGCATTGATAGGAGACGGTACATTTTTTATACGTAAGTTCTTTAGCACTTGAGCTTCTTCAAGTCCCCATTTGACGAGTACGCTTCCGTCATCTAACACCTTACTCTTAGGTATAACTTCTGTAATTCGTTGTGGCTCACGTACTTTTAGTAGTAAGGCTTTGTTGTCTATGATCTGCATTTACTTTTGACCTCTTGCTCGGATAGCTTCAGCCAACCCCTGAACATTGTAATCAGGCCAACCATCACACACCTTTGCACACGCTTCACGTTCTGCTGCTGCAACTAGTTCTGCAAACTTCTCTAAAATATTTCCGACTAAATGCGATTCAATATTTATGTACGTCGCAATATTTGCGGCTCGTGCAAGCTCTAACACCTCATCTCTCACCATCTCGCTTCTCCATGTGTTTCTGTGGTTGGTAACTTCTTCTTTTGTAGTGGCTGCACCTCGATGCGCCACCCCTCCTGTAAAAACTTTTCTGCTGAGAACTTGTCATCGAATTTACGTACTAGAACATCGTCCTCGTCATAAACCCAAAAGCGCATCATCTCGCTCCC